GTCGAGAACGAACTGTGGCTTGCCCATCATACGCTTGAACTGTTCACCAAGCCGCAGCTTCAGGTTGACTACGCTCGCGGTGATCAGCTTGTGGAGCAGATGGAACAAGAGATTGATAACGTGGTGGCACAAGCAGGATACACGCGACCGGAGATCAGCAAGGATACGTTTGAAGTATTGTTGACCGACGCACTCGAAGCCGTGGACGACCTGCCCGCCCGGTACGGCAAGCCGACGAAGAAGAAAAATAAAGATTTCATCTTTGCAATTGCGAAGGACGATCCCGAACGCGACCTGTTGCTAAACCACTTTGATCCCACGGTACGGACATTGATGAATGCACGTGTCGCTGTCAAGTCGTGGCCCTTGCATATCGCACGTGTCAAACGTATCATGCGACAAGCGAAGGCGAACAACGGTATGCTTCCTGTTCCGCTCAAGTACCACGGTGCCCACACAGGCAGATGGTCCGGCGGCGAACGCATTAACCTTCAGAACCTTGGCAGTCGAGGGCATGAGTTGGTCAACGCGATCCGCGAGCTACTCCGGGCACAGTTAGGTCACAAGCTGGTGATCGTTGACTTGTCTGCGATTGAAGCCCGCGTGTTAGCGTGGATCGCGGGACAGCTTGACCTGATCGCTGCGTTTGAGAAGATTGATCGTGAAGGTGGCACGGACATCTACTGTGAAATGGCTACCAATATGTATGGCTATCAGATCATCAAGTCTGATCATCCCGTGGAACGATCACGTGGTAAGGTTGTAGTGTTGGGTGGCGGCTACGGCATGGGTGCCGCTAAGCTACAAGACTTTGCCGCAACAATGGGTGTGAACCTGACTGAAGCGGAGTGTAAAGAACTGATTGCGGATTACCGCAAGTCGGTACCGCAGATCACGCAGTTCTGGACCGACATCGAAGCAGCGTTCAGATACACATATAAATCGAAATCACCGTGCAGTTTAAACGGCATGACGTTCCACTCTGAGAAAGACGTTGACGTGGTGATCACACTGCCCAACGGACGCGAACTGAAGTACCATGATGTGAAGTGTGACAAGAAGCAAGGGTGGGGCACTGATCAGTTGAAGGTTTGGAACGACCTCGAACACAAGTGGGTGTTCATTTGGGGCGGGTACCTCACCGAGAATGTGGTGCAAGCAATCAGTCGTGACCTACTCAGCGAAGCCTTCAGGAGAATGGAACATGCTGGATTTCCCGTCGCCTTGCACGTCCATGACGAGACCGTCAGCCACGTCCCGTTCTACAAAGCGGACGAAGCGTTGGTGGCATCGAATAAAGAACTATCTACGGTCCCGACGTGGGGAGCCGGTCTCCCCCTTGCCGCCGAAGGACTTATTACCGACCGCTACGGCGGTCACTGAACAGGAGTACAGTATGAAATTTCTATTGCAAAAAATGACGCCTTCCGTCCCCGCCCGATGGGAAGATTACAAAGCCGGGGGTGACACACCGAAGGGTGCGATCAACGCACTTGAACGTGCCGGTGCGACGGGAACCTTCCGCATCATCACTGTTACTGATACAGCAGGCACGCAGCACGGTGCCGCACTCGACATCATCAACTTCAAGATTGTGGAGCAGAAATCATGGAAAGCAGAACTGGATGGATACTTGACGACGCCCGCTCCGTCGCTACAGTCCGAGCCGCCCTCCAACTCTGGCTCAAAGTAGTAGAGTCCAGCGGTACGCACCCTCGCCACTTCCCTGAGTGTGCTGCGGAGTTTGAACACGCGGTACCGTTGACGGTGCGACAGATTGAAGCATTGTTAGATGACAGCCCGGCACACATAGCAGACCACAGTGTGTTCGTCACCGCAGCAGAAGCCGCCGACCGTACTGGCTTGAGCAGACGTACTGTGCAACGCAAACTAAATCAGATGAAGATCGAACCGCACTCCGTCCACAGGAATTGTAAGTTCTACACCTACACAGACATGAGCCGGGCAGTTGGTACGCTGATGAAGCAAGCATTGAACCGGAAGGAACGCAAAGTTGGACGACCCATTAAACTACGTTGGGATTGACCCCGGTTTCCTTGGTGGGATCGCTGTGATAGATGGGTTCGGTGTGCCGCAAGTGTGGCCCCTACCTATCACTGATAAGGGTGGACGGCGGGGCAAAGAGTATGACCTTGGTGCGTTGAACGTCAGGTTCAGGGTGATCAAGAGCAGGTACCCCTCTCACGACATCGGATTAGAATGGGGCACGAGTCGCCCCGGCGAAGTTCCAGAGAGTGCAAGACGGTACGGCGTGGGCATGGGGCAACTCGAAGGGCTTATGTGGGCACACCGTTTAAACCATGAGCGAGTCAACCCGGTGACATGGAAGAAGAAGTTGGGGTTGAAGGGCAAGACGAAGAAGGGGTGGGAAGGGCAGAGTGCCGCCATGTTTAAACTGTTCTACCCTGATCACATGGACTTGATCACTGGTCCTCGTGGTGGGTTGAAGGACGGATTGTGTGACGCCCTGCTGATCGCACACTATATGAGGATGCAGACGCTCGCTGGTTTGACCAGCATCAAAGAGACATGCGATGACACAGCACGACAGGCGTTGCTATTAGGATTCGGTCGAACAAAATTTAAAGGTTTTTCTTAACGCTGACTTGACTTTCCCTGATTCGTATGTTATACTTCAACTGACCCGGAGAACAACATGACACAGACCAACCCTGAATGCTATCATCTATCCGCCTCGTGCATCAAGTCTTTCAAGGCTTGCCCTACTCGCTTCCGTCTTGCATACCGCGAAGGTCTCAGAAGGAAGGATGACACCGACGCCCTGCGTATTGGTACGAACTGGCACGCCCTGCATGAAGTATATCACAACGCCATTGAAGGGTACAGCCACCCGGATTTCACTGACGCGGACCGCGAAGCGTGGGACTTCCCGCACGACTATGCGATGAACGCGGTCATGGATCACTTGAATGAAGCATACAGTCAACGCTCGCCCACCAAGACACCTGATGAATGGGACTTGGAACGCCAGCAATTGCTGACTGGATTCATCGGGTACTTGTGGTACTTCCAAGAGGACACGATTGAATACCTGCACCAAGAGTATGCCTTCGATCTTCAGGTGACGGAACCCAAGTCAGGTATGCCTCTGCCATTCGACAAGGTGAAGCGTGTCGGCAAGATCGATCACATTGTTATGTGGAATGGGGTGGTCGGACCGATCGAACGCAAGTCAACGACACGCGGCATCGGGGACAGCGATGACTACTGGATCGATAAGCAGAAGGACACGCAGGTAAGCATGTACGCCCTCGCATTCCGCGACGGGATCAGACACAAGTGGTTGCCTGAAGAACTGATGGCTAAGGTAGGTAAGGCAACTCGTGCAGGCAACACGATCTATGACGTGTGGCGTCGGCCCCTGACTAAGCCTAAGAAGCTGACGCAGGGTGACACCAAGACGTTCCTCGAAGATGGGAAGTATTGCGACACGGACTTCGAGATCACGGTGCAAGACGACGGCAAAGTGTTTGTCGATCATGTCGAGGCCGAAGTGCATCTAGGGGCAGAGAAGAAGCAGACGAAGAAGCAGAAGGAAGATGGGGTCACACCCGACCGACCCTTCGCCATCCATGAAACCGTTGATATGTATGCTGCCCGATTGTTGGCGGATATCGTTGAAGAACCGAGCAAGTACTACGTGCGTAAAGAGATTACACGCACGGATCGTGACCTTGACCGATTCCAAGTTGAACTGTTCAACATTTATCAGTCGCAGAAGATGATGAACGACGCCGGTGTGTGGTTCGAGAATGAACAGCAGTGCCGAGCGACGTTCCCCTGTGAGTTCATTCCGATCTGTTACGGGCAAGGATCAGATGCCGTGTGCGACGGCAAGACTACGCCTGACGGATTCAAACGTATCTTTGTGGACCTGAACATTGACTTAGAGGGGGCAGAGTAGCACGACGTTTAAACATCGACTTTCCTGAAACCCCGACCAACTTTTTCGGAGACCTACCATGGCCGCACCCAAACTACCCCCAAAGACACCGAAGCCCACACCCGCAGCAAAGAAGCTGACCGTGCCCAAGACCCCAGTACCTAAGAATGCCGAGCAACAGCACAAGGCCAAGAGCTTCTCGCTCGCCGAGTGGACGAACGAAGGACAAGGACAGAAGCTCGTGATCTACGGCAAGTCTGGCATCGGCAAGACCACGCTGGCGGCACAGTTGCAGAACGCTGTGTTCATCGGCCTCGACGATGGCGGACGCCATATCCACAACCCCTTGACCAACAAGCCAGTCAAAGCAATCAGCGGGATCACGTCCTTCCTCGACCTACGTGATGCCCTCGGACAGAATGGACTGTTCCCCGACGACTGTACGATCGTGGTTGACACGTTCACCAAGTGTCAGGAGCTTATCGAAGCTCATGTGGTCGAGCATGTTGCTAAAGAGAAGGGCGGGAAAGCCAAGAATCTCAACGACTTTGGTTGGGGTGACGGCTTCCGGCACGTGTATGAACACGCACGCCTGATTCTCTCTGATCTGGACGCCCACATTCAGGCGGGCCGGAACGTGATCCTCCTTTGCCAGTTGGATCAGATAACCGTTGCCAACTCTGCCGGTGCTGACTTCCTTGAGGACGGTCCTAAGTTGCAACAGAACCGCAAGGGCAGTATCCGCACCGAAGTCTGTGAGTGGGCAGACCACGTGTGTCGGATTGGCTATCTCGATTTCCAAGTCCTTAAAGGAGAATCACAAAAGACAGGCAAGGTTGCATCACACGATGAAACCCGTGCTGTGTTCACCGGCGGTGCCCCCCACTTCATCGCCAAGTCCCGACCGATCAATGGATACCGCATCCC